GGATGCTGACCTAAGCGAAGCTTCTCTTGAAGATGCTGTTATAGCTATTATGGGATTGACCAATGACCGGGGCCTCTTGATTCAAGTGATGCCTAAGACATTGCACATTGCTCGTCAAGAACACTTTAATGCTCATCGTATCCTGAAGTCTGTTTATCAATCAGGTACTGCTAACAATGACGTTAATGTACTTTTGGCTACTAATGCGTTCCCAGGAGGTATTAAACTTAACCACTACTTCACTAGTCCTCACGCATGGTTCGTTCGTACCAATATTCAAGATGGTATGAAGTACTATGAGCGTCATGCTATTACGTTTGACCAAGACAACGACTTCGACACCATGAATGTCAAAGCCAAGGGATATGAACGGTATAGTGTCGGCTGGTCAGACCCGAAGGGGGTCTGGGGCGTAAATGGTCCTTAAGTAGTATTGTAATAAATCTAGTCCAGGCATTTGGTTCCATGCCAAAATAAGTCCTGGCCTATTCTAACTTAATTAGGAGATTCAACCGTGGCTAATCAAATAACAACCTCTTCAAACTTTCCATCTGGGTTTAACAATGTAACCCTTCGTGGGATTCCAATTACTCAAAGTCATCCTGGTCTAGTCTATTGGGTATCTAATGACCCCAATAGTCTTACTCAAGGTCAAATATCAGGTTCAGATGGCAACCCAGGGACATTTAATGCTCCCTTTGCAACTCTTCAATATGCAGTATCTCGCTGTTTACATGGTCGTGGAGACATTATCTTTGTCAAACCAAACCATGATGAACTTATAAGTGTAGCAACTGCTAACCTTGAAGGCGGTGCAGTTACTGCTAACGCTCTTTCTTTGTATAAATCCAATGTAGCAATTATTGGTTTGGGTACAGGGACAAACCGTCCTACTCTTACTTTTACAGCCGCAGCAGCGGCAATTGTGCTTGGTGGACAACCAGGTGCTGCTTCTTCTTGCACCATTGCAGCGTTGTCAAATACAATGACTCTTACCACTCTAACTACAGGCACATTCTTGCCTGGATCATATCTATATGCTGCCACAATTATTCCAGGCACTAGAATCGTATCTCAGGTTAGTGGTGTTGCTGGTGGTGCTGGTGTATATACTTTAGACTGTATACAACCTGTTGTAACCACTACTGCTACTGTTTATGCTAGTCAAGGAGTTGGAGTGTCTATGCAGAACTTCCTCTTTATCTCTATGTTTGCAGATGTGGCAACTGTATTTAAAGCAACTGCTCTTTCTCTTCCTAAAGACTTCGCACTTGAAAAATGTGAATTCCGGGATACCTCAAGTGTCTTGAATTTTCTTACTATTGTTACTCAACCAGCCACTACTGCAAACAGTATGGATGGTTTGGTATTTGATGGTAATAAGATTTCAAGTCTTGGTACTACAGCAGCTACTACAGCTATTAAGTTTGTAGCAGCTAATGACAATGTATCTATCCGGGATAATTTTGGTACTTGGGCAGTATTGAATGATACTGCTGCTATGCTTGCTACTGGTGCCAATAATGTAACAAACTTTGATTTTGGAAGAAATAGACTAAATAAACCCAATACCAGTTCTACTGGAGGTTCTTTTATTAGTACAAGTGCTACTGCTTGGACAGGACATGCCTATGACAACTATCTCTGGCAATTGGATGCTAGTGCTGGTATCTGGATTGCAACGGGCTCTAAACTTGCCTTTAGTAATAATCTTAGTCCAATTACAGGGGCAGCCGATGCAAATGGTTTGGCTAATCCAGCCGCTGTATAGCAATGAGAACAACACTTACTGATGGCTTAGAAAAAAACAATATAACAATAACTAAGACTGGGGATGGTGCTAAGAACACCATCTTCGTAGTAAGTGGCACGGTTTTAGATGAGAGAGACTTAACGTATTTCCTTATAGGTGTAGACGGCCTTCAAGGGAATCCTAAGTCTCTTCGTTTAGATAGTGCTGCTTTTCTAGTAGAGTCTGGTTTGAAAATTATTGTTTCTTATAAAAATGAACCTTACTTTCTACCATTTGAGGGTAAAGGTAAACTTGAGCTTGATCCTTTCGGGGGTCTTCCTGGACATGATTTACAACTCACAGTTAAAGGTACAGGAACATTTCTTATAATGTTGGACATTAGTAAATTAGGAGTATAATATGGCAGCAGTAACCCTTGAGTGTGGTGCAGTAAATAATCTTTTAAATAGTCCGGTAGAGATACTATTTCCCTATATTGGACTTACAGTAAGCTCTTCTTCTTGTACAACTTCAACTATCTCTATTACCCAGTCTGGGACAGTATTTAATGCTGTTGCTTGCACAGGTTATTTAAGTATTGGTAATACTTTAAGTGGTACAGGGGTTTCACCTAATACAGTTATCTTAGATCAGATAAGTGTGGCTGCTGGTGGTATAGGAACCTATCATGTAAGTATTCCTCAAACTGTCACTAGCACAACTATTACAGCAAGTGGTAGTGGTGCTTGGTTGTATAAAGAGGGGGTTTTTGCTGCCTTTCAGGCTTGTATAGATGGCACTTCTGGGGCACAAACAGCAACAGTTACTATTGAATGTAGTAATGATGGTATTCATACTTGTGCTACAGTAATGGGTACAATTACCCTGACTGGGACTTTATCAGCCTCTGATGGGTTTGCTTCGACTTCAGCTTGGAAATATGTTAGAGCAAATTTAACGGCTATTTCTGGAACAGGGGCAGTAGTTACTGCTTTCTTGGGAGTATAATATGACTGTTGTTATTAATCCAACTGTTGATGGAAATTATAATGTAGCTTTTTCTACAGATGCCAATGGGAACCAAATAGGGTTAGTAGGAGCAAGTGGTACTTTGCATGTCCCCACCTTCTATGGAACAACCAACGGCGCAAAAATTGTTTCTGGGCTGTTCAATACAGCTACTACAACCTATTCACAAACAAATCTCCAAGTCACCGTAACTATTGGCGGCGCTGGCCATGGCATACCGAACCTTATTGGCGTTCAAGTTTTTATGCTGTAGATGATGGGAGTGGAATTTTGGCAGCAAATCCACCTTTTCCTATAGGCATGTTTTCTTAACATCTTGGACAGTATGAGTCTTCACTACGTTCCAGACTCTCTTTTGCCTCTGGCTCCAGTTTAATAAAGGAATAAATGTCACATCGTCCAAATTATGTAAAAGGGGACTGGCTTACTATTTGTGATAGGTGCGGGCGTGTATATCATGGCTCCCAACTTAAAAAAGAATGGGATGGATTTATGGTTTGCAAGGATTGTTGGGAACCCCGACAACCTCAAGACTTCGTTAGAGGAATTGTAGACACACAAATACCCCCCTATGTAAGACCAGAAACCACAGATATATTTGTGGTAGAAACTCTTTGTGATGTAGAAGGATCAACAGCAATTCCTGGGATAGCAATTCCAGGATGTTCAATTCCAAGTACTCTTCTTCCTGTTTGGTATATGACAGTACCAAAATCTACTTTTACGGTATAAACTTATGACTTCTAAAGTTTTTATAGACCATTCAGTTCCGGTAATAGATGCTGTTTGGCTCAACGATGTTAATGTTTCTATTTACACGGCCCTAGGAAATGCAGGGGTTGCTCCTTTAACTGCTGCTCAGGTTGTATCTAATTTAGGACTTGTTGCTGCTGCTAATGCAGCTTCTACAGCTAATCCACTTTCTCAATTTGCTTCCACAACATCTGCTCAATTGTTAGCAACTGTTAGTGATAAAACTGGTACAGGAGCATTAGTATTTGCCAATGGTCCAACTCTTATTGCTCCTATTTTAGGTACTCCAGCTTCTGGTGTAGCTACAAATCTTACTGGAACAGCAACAGCTCTAAATATTGGTGGTAATGCTGCAACAGCCACCTCAGCTACTATAGCTACTACAGCTACTGTGGCTAATCGAACTGACAGTGGAGAAGTAACCATTGCAGCCGCTGCTACTACAGGGGATATATTTGCTGCTGTTGCCAATTCGATTCTTTGGGATGATGCTGGTGGTGCTAATGGTTGTGGTGGGTTTGCTAATGCAGCTAAAGCCGGAATGGAACGAGAGTTACGTTGTAATGGTCCAACTAGATTTACTGGAACAGCAAACCTAATTATTGAGGGTGTTCCAAATGGTTATCAGGTAACAATGAATTCTGGTGCTTTGATAAAAGTTCGTGCTATTACTACTACTCAGTTCAAAATGACTTATAGTTTGTCTGGTACATTTACAATAACTGGAACAGGATTTACTGTAAACCCAACAGCAACGGCTTCTTATTCTGTGGTTAATGGACTATGTAAATTATATATTCCACAAGATGTCTTAACTGGGACATCAAATGCTGCAACCTTTGGACTTACTGGGATGCCAGCATGTATTATCCCAGTAAGTCTTGTAAAGCAAACAGGAATGCTATCTGGACAGAATAACTCGGCTTTTACTTCTCTTATCTCTTTACAAATGGGTGCTACTTGGGGACTATTGCTTTCTAATAATGTAAATGGTTGGACAAATTCTGGAACAAAAGTATTAGATACAACAGAGTTTATTTATTCATTAGCTTAAACTATGACTACTTCTGCCTCACTTACAACTCTACAAGTAGTAACAGTAGCCCTTCGTAAACTTCAAGTGCTAGACTTGGGTGTTACTATTGATGCTGTAACATTAGCTAATAGTATTCAATCCTTACAAATAATGCTTAAATCTTGGCAAAGCAATGGTATTAAACTTTGGACTATTAATACTCTTCAACTAAATCTAGTTGCAGGGCAGACAAGCTATACTATAGGCCCTACTGGACCAGACCTTATTTCAGACAAACCAATTAAAATAACACAAGCATGGCTTAGAAATATAAGTGTTGCTTCTCCAAATCAAGTGGACATTCCTTTGTTGCCTTTGAGTAGACAGGAGTATAATATCCTGGGCGCAAAGGCTGCCCAAGGCATGGTTAATAGTTATTTCTATGATGTTAGGAATACCAATGGTGTTCTCAATTTATATCAAACACCAGACTCTTATACAGCTACAAATATGCAACTTTGGTTTGTTGCTCAAAGGCCTATGCTTGACTTATTGACTACAGGAGCGGATACTCCTGATTTTCCAACAGAATGGTTCCAGTGCCTGGTTTGGGGTCTTGCTGATGAGCTTTCCTTAGAGTATGGATGCCACATTAATCAACGTCAAGAAATTGCAGCCAAAGCTAAAATGTATAGAGAAGAGATGGAAGCGTGGGATGTAGAGTACACTTCAACTTTCTTTACTCCTGACACCCGTTTAGGAGGCCGCTAATGGCGAGTAAAGAATATAATGATTCTCATAAAGAAGAAAACAAACAATTTTGAGTCTTATTTTGAAAAGCACAAATAATGCCTATAACCCGCTTGCCTTTGGTCTTTAATATAGAATCTCGTTCTGCTGACCTATCTAAAGACTCTAAGACCGTCAATGCAATAATTGAAGGGGAAGAATTGATTAAGAGACCAGGTCTTTCCTTGTTTGCAACAATAGGAACTAGTAATGGTCAAGGTCTTGTCTCATGGCTTAATCAAACAGTAGTTGCTGCAAATAACCACATTTATTTAGTAGACAACCATGGAGTTGCTACTGAGGTGCTGGGTTCCCCCCTAACAGGGAGTAACCTCCTACCTCTTTCTTTTTCTCAAACAGACAATGGAAGATGGCTTGTATTCCATGATGGGTCTAATATATATGCTATGCCTGCTCCTGGGGTTATAACAGCCTCAATTTCTATTGGAAGTGCTGTTGTTACTTATACAGACACAGGCAATATGGCTGTAGGTCAACCTGTTTCAGGAACAGGCATTCCTGCTAATAGTACTATTCTTAGTATAAATCCTGGGGTTTCTTTTACTATAAATCATAACTCAACTGCTAATAACTCAACAGCAGCAATAACTATGGGTACTATTGTTGTTGCGGTTATAGGAGGTACAGCAGTTGCTAGTGTGTCTGTAAATCCAGTTACTAATGGTTATTACACATCTGTCCCAAATGTAACTTTTACTGGTGCTGGTGGTGGTCCACAAGCAACTGCTATTGCTACATTATATAATAACCAGGTCCCTATTGGCGGTATTACTCTCCTTACTCCAGGAACCTATACAGCAGGGCAAATTCCTACTATTACAATAGATGCCCCTCCAGCAGGAGTACAAGCTACTATCACTACAAACTGGGCCCATAGTTTCTTTGGTTGGTATATTGCATCTATTACTGTGAATAGTGGGGGTTCTGGTTATCTTGGGGCTACATTAGCCTTTCCAACTACTAACTCCCTGTCTGTTGCTACAGGATTTGTGAATATAACTAATGGTGTTATTACTAGTGTTTCAATTGTAAATCAAGGGGTTTATAGTTCGTCTGGAGGCTCTGTTACTATTAGTGCTCCTATTGATACTAGAGCAACAGCAACTGCTAATATGAGTTCTACTATTACAGGCCCTTTTGCTGCTGGTATTGCTTATTTAGATACTGTTTTATATGTAATGAACGAAACAAGTGGACTTATATATGGGTCTCTTCCAGATGATCCGACAACTTGGACAGCATCAACTAGTATAGGGGCTACTAGTGATACAGATAAGACGATTGGTCTTGCTAGGCATCAAAACTATGTTGTTGCTTTTGGAACTCTAGATACTGAATTCTTTTACGATGCGGGGAACCCCCTTCCGGGGTCTCCCCTCTCTGTTGCCAAGTCTTATTATATGGAAATAGGGTTGGTTAATGGTTACTCTATTGCTCAAGCAGAGCAAACCCTTATTTGGGTAGGAGTTACAACAACAGAGGGAAGGTCTGTATACCTTCTTGATGGCCTGTCCCCAGTCAAACTATCAACTAGATATATAGAAAAGTATTTAAATGCTGATCCAATGACAAGTGTTAGTGCTTGTTGTATTAAAATAGCAGGGCATTCTCTGTATATTCTTTCTCTTCCTAGTTCTAATATTACTTTTGTTTATGACTTGGACGAGAAAAAGTGGTATCAATGGACCAGTCAAACAGGAGATACAACAGGGACTGATGGTACTGAAAACCTATTCTCAGAAGGAACCTTTAGTACAAAGGGCTCTATTGCTATTGGTTTGGGAACATACCTTATGCAAGACAGTGTTACAGGAAATATATATACTCTTTCTTCTTCTGCTTATGACGATGCGGGCAACAAAATCTATTTCAGAGCTGTGTCTCCTCGTACAGACAGTGGAACCAATAAAGTTAAATTCTATAAGAGAGCAGAGCTTATTGGAGATTGGGCAAATACAGTAAACGGAAACATCAGGCATTGTGATGATGACTATAGTACTTGGAGTACCTATCGTCAAGTAGACATGACAGCTAAAAGACCCGTCTTATATCAGGGTGGACAAGCAAGACGCAGAATATGGGAAGTGTTTATTAGTGATAGTGTTCCAATAAGAATTAGAGCTTTAGAGATTGAAAGCCACATCGGAGAGGGTGGGTCAGAAAATGAAGGGTAAAGGAAATATGGACTCTAACGAGTTCCTGAAAGGAACGATGTATGGCTAATAATACTGGAGCTGCTTCTGATGCAGCAGCAGGGGCTTCTGTAGCAGGTCCTTATGGGGCAGTTGCGGGGGGTCTTTATGGACTGGCAACAGCTAGTATGGGCCAAGATGCTGCTGCTGCTCAAAATAGAGACAACATTTCTGCACAAAACCTCACTAACATGCAAAATGATCCTTTTGCTGCTACAGGCAATAGGGCTCAATATGTTCCCCAACTTAACCAATTGATGCAAGGTGGGGTTGCTGGTGTTGGGAATGATCCTGGTTTCCAAGCAATGGAAAAACAGAGCATGGGAG